ATCCCAGCAACCACCAGCCCGCATGCACGCATTGTCACAGCGTCCACAAACAGCGCGAGGAACAACAGGCGCAACGTTGAGCCCGCATGCGACAGGCTGCTAGGCGCACGCCCACGCGCATTGACGACGGGGGGAGGGTGGGGTCATAGTTCGGGCGACCGTTGACGCCTAGACCCGAGTTTCCCGCATTCGCAGAAAATATCTCCCATAAACCGGTAATTCCACATGACGCGACTCACAGATAAGCAACAGGCGTTCGTCCACAATAAGGTGGCGGGTATGAAGAGCCCCGAAGCCGCCGTTGCGGCCGGTTACAGCCCCGTTTCCGCCCGCATCCAGGCCACGCAACTCATGGCGCGCGCTGACATCAAAACGGCAATCGCTGCGGCCAAGCGGATGCACAAGGCGACCAATGGCACGCCCGCTCCGCGCGAGGCCGACGACGATGTTGACGACAATCCGAAGAATCGGATGCCGAAGGACAAGTACACCGACGCGAAAGAGTTTCTGACTGACGCGATGAACCACAAGCACCTGCCGGTGGCCGCGCGCGCCGAGTACGCCAAGGCCCTCATGCCGTATCAGCACGCGCGCATCGGTGAAACCGGCAAAAAGGACAAGGCCAAGGATCGCGCGAAGGAAATCGTTGCCGAAGGTGGCAAGCGGGGCGTGTACACCCCGAAAGGCCCGCCGCGACTGCGGGTAGTCGGGGAATAAGGCATGTCAGCAGTACCAAAATGGTCAACTGCGTGCCTTGATTGGGAGACACGCATCGTAAAGGCTCAGACGCTAATCCCGTTTGCGCCTTTGTTCCATGAGGAAGCCGTCGAAGCGATGCGCACGTTCGATGCGCTGCGCATGGTCGATGCCGCCAATTCGCCCACGTTTGGGGAGGTATGTAGGCCCTGGATTCGCGAATTTGTGGGCCAAATCTTCGGTTCTTACGACGATCAGACGGGAATTCGGCACATAACCGAGTTTTTCATGCTGATTAGCAAGAAAAACGGCAAAAGTACGACTGCTGCCGCGATTATGTTGACGGCATTGATCCTCAACTGGCGTTTGGAGGCGGAATTCATCATTCTGTCGCCGACCATCGAAATTGCGCAGAACTCGTTCAAGCCAGCTGCCGCGATGGTGCGTGCTGACGAAGAACTGAGCGAATTGTTCATCGTGCAGGACCACATCCGCACGATCACGCACCGCACGACCGGTGCAACGCTGAAAGTGGTGGCCGCAGACAGCAACACCGTGTCGGGCAAAAAAGCGGTGGGCGTGTTGGTCGATGAGTTGTGGCTGTTCGGCAAGGATGCGAAGGCTGACGCCATGCTCATGGAAGCAACGGGTGGCCTTGCGTCGCGCCCCGAGGGCTTCATCATCTATCTGACCACGCAGTCCGACGATCCGCCCGCAGGCGTGTTCAAGTCGAAGCTGCAGTACGCCCGCGACGTGCGCGACGGCAAGGTTGACGATCCTCAGTTCCTGCCGGTCATCTATGAGTTCCCGAAGGCCATGCTGAAGGCCAAGGGGCACATGAAGCCCGAGAATTTCTACGTCACCAACCCGAACCTCACAGCTGCGAACGATCCGTCGAAGGGCGGCAGCGTCAACGTGCAGTTCATCGAACGCGAATGGCGCAAGGCCCAGGAAGAGGGCAAGGAAAAGCAACGCATCTTCCTCGCCAAGCACCTGAACGTCGAAATCGGCATGAACCTCAGCGCCGACGCATGGCCGGGTGCTGAGTATTGGGAGCAAGCCGGCGTGTTGGTCACTGGCAGCATCGACTACCTCATCGCGAACTGCGAAGTCATCACGATGGGAGTTGACGGCGGTGGCCTGGACGACTTGCTGGGCGCGGCGGCTGTCGGGCGCACCAAACGGCCCGAGTGGATCGACGTTCCCGAGCATACGGACGAGGACACGGGTGAACTGATTCCCGCGCAAACCATCTATGAAAAGCGGTGGCTGGTCTGGATGCACGGCTGGGCGCACCCGTCCGTGCTGAAGCGCCGGAAGGACATCGTGAGCAAGCTGCGCGACTTCGCGAAAGAGGGCACGGTCACGCTTGTGAGCCGTATTGGGCAGGATACGCAGCAGCTGGCCGCGATGATCGGCAAGGTGGACAAGTCGGGTTTGCTCTTCCAGGTAGGCTTCGACCCGAGTGCCCTGGGCGGCATTCTGGACGCCGTATTGCATGAAGGCGTGGAACCTGAAAAACTGGTGAAAGTCAACCAGGGGTTCCGCCTTGCCGCGTCGATTAAGACGGCCGAGCGTAAACTGGCCGAGTTGATCCTGGTCCACGACGGAAGCGGGATGGGCAAGTGGGTGGTAGGCAACGCTAAGTGCGTGGTACGCGGCAACAGCGTGTACGTCACGAAGCAAGTAAGCGGCACTGCAAAGATCGACCCCCTCATGGCGCTGTTCAATGCAGTGGAACTCATGGCCCTCAATCCCGAAGCGCAACACGACACGTATGACGCTTCCCAAATGGTGATCGCCGGATGACAGTTTTCAGCAGGATTTTTGGTGGGTGGAAGACGCATGGCCCAGGCTCCATTGCCGGGCCGGGTGCATTCGACGCTCCAGGGGACAGCATCAGCGCGGCGGTGTCGGCCGAGACTGCCATGCGACTGTCGGCGGTCTTCGCTTGCGTCAGCCTGCGCTCCGAGGTCTGCGGCACGCTGCCGCTGCACCTGCGCGACGGCAAAAAGAACGTCATCAAGGATCACCCGCTCTACCGCATCCTGCATCGGTCGCCCAATGCGCACATGACCGCGCCGGAGTTCTGGTCGCTGGCGTTCGCCAACATCGACATGAAGGGCAACAGCGTCAGCATCATCGAACGCGGTGTCCGAAAGTCGGTGATCGCGCTCAACCCGGTGGACCCTGACCACTGCAAAGTCGAATGGGCCAACAAGTCGCAGTCGCGCAAAAAGTGGACCATCAACGGCGACGAGTACGACGACGCCGATGTGCTGCACTTGCGCGGCTTCAGCATGAACAATGGCTGGGGCGATCCGCGCCTGGACATCGGCCGTCAAATCCTGCGCTCGCAGTTGACGGCCAACCAGTCCGCGTTGCTGGCATTCAAGCAAGGGCTGAAGGTCGGCGGGTTCTTCCTCAACGAAGGCACCCGTGACATGAACACGGGTGACCTGACTTCATTCCAGGAACGGCTCAACCATTTCGGTCAACCCGAGAACGCCGGCAAGTGGATGAACCTGCCGCGTGGCCTGAAGCCCATCGCTGGCACCGAGTTCAGCGTCAAGCCTAGCGACGCGCAACTGCTGGAGTCGCGCTACTTCGGCATCGAAGAAATCTGCCGGCTGTTCAACGTGCCGCCGCCGCTCATCGGACACACCAGCAAGGCGTCGTCGTGGGCATCGTCGCTGGAAAACCTCAACCTGCACTTCGTCACCTACAGCGTGCAGCCCACGATCATCCGTGCCGAAGCGAGCATCGAAAAGAAACTGTTCGGCCCCGACGACTTCAGCAAGGGCGTCGAAGCGAAGTTCAGCATGCAAGGTCTGCTGCGCGGCGACACCAAGGCGCGTCAGTCGTTCTACACGTCGGGCCTGCAGAACGGCTACCTGTGCCAGAACGATGTGCTGGACCTGGAAGACCGGCCGGGTATCGGCCCCGAGGGTGACATTTACCGCGTGCAGTTGAATATGGCGCAGGCGGAAGAAAAAGACGACAATCCCCCGCAGAAAGTCCCAGCCGAGGAAGCCGCATGAGCATCATCCGCACGAAGAACAGTGGTGCGCATCGGAAGACGATCGAACGCCCGCTGGAAATCAAGTCCATCAAGGATGACGGCACGATTACCGGCTATGCGTCGGTGTTCGGCGAAATCGACAGCTACCGCGACGTGGTGGTGAAGGGTGCGTTCAACCGCTCTCTGGACAACCGCTACCGCGCGAAGGGTCGGCCGGGCGTGCCCATGCTGGACCAGCACGACACGCGCACTCCGGTCGGCCTGTGGCCCATCGACTCCATCGCCGAGGATGACCACGGCCTGCTGGTGGTCGGCAAGGTCAACATGGACGTGCAGCGCGGGCGTGAGAATCACAGCCTCGCGAAACAGGGCGCGCTCAGCGGGCTCAGCATCGGTTACACCACCACCCTGGACGAGTGGGACGAAGCGGGGCAGGTGCGCATCCTGCGGGAAGTGGACCTGTGGGAAATCAGCATGGTCACCTTCCCAGCTGGCGACAGCGCGCGCCTCACGTCCGTCAAGTCCATCAGCGGGCTGGAAAGTCTTTCCGACTGCGAATTGTTCCTGCGTGATGCAGGACTTTCGAAGTCGCAAGTCGTGGCATTCGTGTCACGGGTCAAGGCTCTTGCAATGCGGAGTGATTCTGCAGACGCGGATGCCATCGCGGTGAAGAACGCACTACAAATCCTCCGAACCTAAAAGGGCAACACACCATGCACACCAAGAGCAACACCAAGTACACCCGCCTGCAGCTGGCGTGGACGGTCGGCATCCTCGCCGTCGTCGCGTTGCTGTTCCTGACCGGCAACTTCGCCCATGCGGCGATGCTTGCGCCGGCAAGTGCTGCCGACATCGAAGCCCTCGCGGGCGAGTTCGCCACCAAGACCGCCGAGGTCAAGGCGACGCGCGAAGAACTGAAGGGCCAGTACAGCGAACTGAAGGGTCGGCTCGACGGCGGCGAAACCATCAGCCGTGAACTGAAGGAAGCCATCGACAAGGCGCTCACGAAGATCAGCGGGCTGGACGAAACCGTTGCTGACCTGGGCCAGAAGATGGTCAGCGCACGCGCCGACAACGCGCCCGAAGCCCTGAAGTCCTGGGGTCAGCAGTTCATCGACGGGCCGGGCTACGAACACATCAAGTCCAACGGCGGCGAACAGTTCCGTGGCAGCGCGAAGACGGAAGTGAAGCAGGTGACGAGCGTGCAGGCCGGTGGTCTCATCCGCTCGTACCGCGACGACTCCGACATCGTCAACCTGCTGCGCGAGCGCCGCGTCGTGCGTGACCTGCTGCGTACCGTGCCGGTGCAGACCAGTTCGGTGGACTACGTGACGCAGACCACCCGCACCAACAGCGCGGCTCCGGTCGCCGAGGGCGTGACCAAGCCGTACAGCGACTACGTGTGGGGTTCGGCAACCGTCGTGGTGCGCACGCTCGCACACCTTGCCAAGATCACCCGGCAGGCGATGGACGACGCGCCGCGCCTCATGGGCGAAATCGACAGCGAAATGCGCTACGGCCTGGGCTACGTGGAAGAGCGCCAGTTCCTGTACGGCACCGGCGTCGGCCAGAACCTGTTGGGCATCATGCCGCAGGCCACGGCGTTCGCTCGTCCTGCCGGCTTCGCGGCGCGTGCGGGTGCCACCAAGCTGGACATCCTGCGCATCGCCATGCTGCAGAACGTCATCGCCATGCTGCCGGCCGACGGCATCGTGATCCACGACGTGGACTGGGCGGACATCCAGCTGTTGAAGACCACCGACGGCGCGTACCTGTTCAGCAATCCGCAGGGCACCGTGGAGAACCGCCTGTGGGGCCTGCCGGTCATCAACACCCCGGCCATGACGGCGGGTGACTTCCTGGTCGGCAACTTCCAGATGGGTGCGGTGATCTATGACCGCATGGGCGTCGAAGTGCTGGTGTCCACGGAGAATGCGGACGACTTCGAAACCAACCGTGCCACCATGCGTGCGGAAGAGCGGGTCGCCATCGCGGTCAAGCGTCCCCAGGCGTTCACCAAGGGCACGTTCGCCACGGCGATAACCGCCGTCGCGACCTAATCAGTCGCGCAACAGCTGTACCGTCAACGACAGCCCCGACTTAACGGTCGGGGCTGTTTTCACACCAAATCCCGTCAACTGGAGAACGCAACATGAAGAACTACCGTTTGCTCACGACCGCCATCGTTACGGCGATCAACGCCAGCCAGCCGTCCTCGCGCGGCGAGGTCTGGAAGCCCGAAGAGCGCAACGACGTGCTGGAAGCCGAAGCCCTGGAGCGTGTCGGTTTCGCCGAGGTCACCAGCGACGAGCCCAGCGTCATCACCGTTGCTTCCCGTCGCAAGGCGGAAATCGAAGCGGCGTCGGCCGAAGAGCCGCAGCTGTCGGGCGTGCGCTTCGACGCCTACCGCCAGTCGGATGGCACCTTCCGTTCCGCGCAGGGCGTTCCGGTCAACGAGGACGGCACTCCGCTCACGGGCCAGGGCAGCAACCCGAGTGCGCTGGACCTGGGCAACTTCCTCGACGGCAACGCGGCCGATGTCATCGCCAGCATCAAGGAACTGCCAGCCAGCGAGCGTGGCAATCTCGCGCGCCTCGCCGACCTGGAAGGCAAGGGCAAGAACCGCACCACCGTGCTGGCGGCAATCGAAGCGGCGCAGGCCGACGACGGCCAGGAGTAAGCCACCATGCAGCTGATTACGATTGACCAAGCGCGCGATCACGTCAAAGCCAGTGGCGACGACGATGAACTGTTGACGTTGTACTGCAACGCAGCCGAGGCCGCGTGTGCGCGCATTGCCAATCGACAGCTGTACAAGTCCACCGCTGACCTGACGGCAGCGGTGGCATCCATTCCCACGAAGTTGGCAGCAGCGTTCGCTACGTTCGATGCCAACATCGTCACCTACACCGCGCTGACGGACACGCGCGCTGGTGTGATCCTCACGATGGCTGCGAACCGCCAGCTGGCCGCAACGCTGGATGCGCTCGACGGCATCGCCAACGGCCTCGCGCTCGACGCGGCCACCACGCCTACTGGCGCACCCGCAGCGGACGACATCATCGCTGCGGTCCTGCTGACGGTCGGGCACTACTATCGCAACCGCGAGTCGGTGGTGACCGGTACTGGCGCTGCAGCCGTGGAAGTCCCCCACGCTGCGGAGTCCATCATGCTCAACTACCGCTGGATGGGGCCGATTGCATGAGCATCGCTGCCGGCGAGTTCAACCGGAAGATCGCACTGTGCGCTCCAGGCACGGGGAAGGACGCGCTCAACCAGCCGATCAAGTCCTGGGTGCCCTACGCGACGCCCTGGGCGAAGATCATGGGAGCTACCGGCATGGCTGCTGTGCGCTCAGCTGAGGACGGCGTGCCCATCGCGGCCGGTCGCTACAGCTTCCGCATCCGCTATCGCCCCGTAGGCGTTCTCACGTCGCACAGCGTGCTGTTCAACGGCATGTACTTCGACATCGCCGACGTGCGCCACGATTTGGCGGGCCAGGAGTACACCGACATCGTGTGCGAGTTGGGGGCGAGCAATGGCTGACACGATCACCGCTACGCTCGACACCACGGGGCTCATGGCGACCCTGGACGCGCTCGCGGGGCCGATCAAGGAATCGCTCAGCCGCAGGATGCTGGTGGAGGGCGGCGTGCTGCTGCGTGACGCTGCGGCCAGCAACGCGCGCATGGCGGCGAACCAGGAAGGCGTGGAGGTCCGTGGCCTGCTGGCGCGTTCCATCTATCTCGCGTTCGATGAAAAGTCGTCAGCTGGCGACCTGTTCAACTACACCGTGTCGTGGAACCGGAAGATCGCACCGCACGGCCACTTGATTGAGTTCGGTCACTGGCAGACGCACGTTGCGTACAAGGGCAGCAACGGCGAGTGGTACACCCGGAAGGACATGCCGCTCGACGCACCGCGCTGGATTCCCGCGCGACCGTTCCTGCGGCCCACGCTCGACAGCTACGGCAAGACCGCTATCAGCGTGATGCTGCGTCGTGGTCAGACCGAGTTGCCCAAACTACTGGCGGAGTACGCGGCATGAGTTTCGAAAGCGACATCATCGCCAAGTACGCCGGGCTCTTCAGCGACCGCATGTGGTTCGACACTGCGCCCGAGGGCACCCCGCGCGCGGACCTGAGCGCACCCTTCTGCATCGTGCAGCAGGTGGGTGGCGAGGATTCCTGGTTCATCGACAACTCGCTGAAGGACAAGCAACGCGCGCGCGTGCAGTTCTTCGTGTGGGGCGAGCGCCGGGATGAAGTGTCGCTGGCGATGCGGCAGCTGCGGCAGATGATCGCGCTGAGCATCACCCCCGAGTGGATCACGTCGCCGGTCGGCGCTCCGGTCGCGGACTGGAATGAAGTGCTGGACCTGCGGGGGCTCCGTTGCGACTTTGAGTTCGCCTACGCGGATGAGTTCGCAGCGGAGCCCGTCGAACCCGTGTATGTCCCGGCTGAAGATGCCGGCAACATCAACCCGGAAACGATGATGGGCGGGCCGGCGTATGGCAACGCCAAGTTCAGCCTGACCGAGGACTTCGCAGGGCTATGGCAGGACAGCCAAGCAATTTCCCCGGTCACGGCTGTTGGTCAAAAAGTTGGCTTCATGGCAGACCGACAGTTTGGGTTGGTTCGTGGCCCCGAGTTGGTCCCGCCTGCAGCAGGTTTGCTCAATTCGCTGGCACCGTTCAGTGCTGTTGCAGGGGCGTCGGTTGTCGGCAACGGTATTCGCATCGCGGACGTTGCTGGTGCGGACGGTGCAATCTCGGTGCAGGTTACGGGATTGTTGCTCAATGAATTTTATGAAGCCTCGTACAACGCAGTTGAGGTTTCAGGGCTCAGCGGCAGTGCGGCAAGTCGTATTCGATCCGGCGGTACTTCAGGTTCTGCGAATTGGGGCGACATGCTGTTCGCTGTTCCTGTGCCGCGCACGCTAAGTGGGGTCACTCGCGCACTCGCGGCAACTGGTTGGTTCACTCCGCACGTATCGCAGTTGAATGCCTACATGGTCATCAACTCGTTGTCCGTTCGCCAGTTCTATGGCAATCACGCCACCCAGCTGACAGTCGCGTATCAGCCCACGTTGGTGCGCGACAGCCTGGGCCGGCTGCGATTGAAGTTCGCAGCCGGCCAATACCTCAATGTTCCCGCGAAAGTCGCGTAGGGCTACACTTCACCCCGCCGCACCTGTGGCACCGCTCCACCACCACTAGAGGAAACTGCTATGTCCATGATGATCAACGGTGCCCGATACGCCATTTCCAGCGCGTTCGGTGCGGCCGTGGCAATGTCCGCCGTGTCGAATGCCAACCCGGCAGTCGCCACCATCCCCACCCCGCCGTTGCTCAACGACATCCTGCTGCTGTCTTCGGGCTGGAACCTGCTGGACGACGCTCCGGTCAAGGCCGGCGCTGTCACCGGCACCACTGCTGTCCTGCTGGGTTACGACACGACCGACCTGACGCGCTTTCCGGCCACCGAAGGCATCGGCGCGTACCGCAAGGTCACGTCGTTCGTCAGCCTCCCGAAGATCCATGACATCGCGACGGCGGGCGGCGAGCAGAACTACGCCACGCGCCAGTATGTCGATGACCCGAACGGCAAGCAGGTGCAGGCCCCGACGTTCAAGGCCGCGCAGACGCGCACGTTCATGATGGATTACGAGCCGACCCGCGCGCACTTCGCGTTGCTCATCGAACTCGACCGGAAGAAGGAAATCGTCATCCTTCGCGAAAGCCTGCTGAACGGCGACGTGATCTATTACGCCGGCCGCGTGGGCTTCAACAAGGAACCGACCCGAGCGATGAACGAGTTCATGAGCAACCAGCTGTCGTTCTCGCTGTCGTCGGATTCCATCCGCTACGCAGCGCCGTAACCTGGTCATGCCCAACCTGGGCAAGGCTAAGTTAAGACCAGCAGGGGCACGTCACAATGGCGTGCCCCTGCTGCTATGTAGGGCTTCCCACCATCCACTGGAGTT